ATATTTTGACTTAACACCTCTAGCTTGAAAATTATCATTATTAATTGGCTCTCCATGAAGAGGACCATAATAATTTTGAAAATGTGATTCAAACCATTTTTTAAAACTAATGTCCATAATTTATTTATATTAAACAGTAAATAAATTAAACTTAAAGGAAAATAAAATGCAAAAAATTGGACCTGATCCAAATCACAATTCAGAAGCTTTAAACAATACAAGATGTAGAAGTCCTTTAGGGCAAAATGCAAATATTGATCCCCCGCCTGGCTTTTGTGATGTTGATCCTTTAAACCAAAATAATGTTCCAAACAATCCACAAAGTTGGTTTGAAGAAAATTCCATGATGAACAAGACTGGAAATGGAACAGAAAATAATTGTGATGATTTGCAAAGTGGAAGTATTGTAAATGATTTAGAAACTCCAAATAGAAATACATTGTTCAGGTATTCTAAATCATTAAGAGGAACTGATGAAGCAGTCATGGATATGTTCAGGGATATTGTAGTTTTAGACGAAGATGGAAAAGCAATTCCAGTTCCAATTATTTGGGGAACAGCAGAAAGAGCAGTACTTGCTATTGTACAAGAAAATGTTAGAAAAGATGACACTCTTGTAGTTGATAGATTAAGATTGCCAATGATGGCAGTTGTATCAAGAGATTTAACATTTAACCAAAATCGTTATACTTATCACAAAGCAATTGATTGGCTAAGAGACAAAACAGGAAAACCAGGTTTCTACGAAACTGAAAAATATAAAAGAGATACTGTATTTGGTGTCACAAGAGGAATTCCAATTGATGTAAGCTATCAATTAATTTTTTGGACTATGTATCTTGAAGATGCAAATCAAATTCTAGAACAAATTTTAACAAAATTTAGCCCGATTGCATATATAAAAGTTAGAGGTGTTAGCTGGGAAACTATTCTCAAGCTTGATGGTATTTCTAACAATTTGGAAATTGATGTTGGAGATCAAGCTTTAAGAATTATTAAATTTCAAGTTAACATGACTGCTGAAACTTATGTTGCACAACCAATCATAAGAAAGAAAGCAGTTTTGGAAACAAGGATAGAAGTTGTAAACTCTACTGTAGAAGAAAATATTACAGAGGTAATTTCAAGAATAGAAAACTCTGTAAAACAAATAGGTGATTGTACATAATGATTGAATTAAAGAATATAAATAAATTTCCTGTTCAAGTTGTTGTAAAGTCTATGAGGATTCCAAATAGCTTCACATGTTTGAACATACCAGGAATTGGGAAAAAAAATAATATTTTTTTGCTCGAAGATGAAAGAGCAACTGAATATATAGATCGTGCTGTTGAAGCAGGATTATTAACAAAACGAATAGTTTAAAAGAAACAAGGGAGAAAAAATCATGGCATTATTAAAAGGCTTTCCACCTTCAAATACAATTAGTCCTTCAGTTCGTATCGCTGAAAGGGACCTTTCTTTTTATGGAAACACTACTCCAAGTAGCAATGTTGCAGCGTTTGTTGGTTTCGCTTCTAAAGGACCAATTAATCTTCCAACATTAATTCAGAACCAAGGTCAACTTAATACAATTTTTGGTTTCCCACATCCTGATGAATCTGATCCTTACATGATTTATGCAGCACAGCAATTTCTTAGAACAGCTAGTGCTTGTTATTTACTTCGTGTTGCAGACACAAGCGTAGTAAGCGACACAGCTGCTTTGACTGCAAGTGTTGATTTAATTGCAGCTGGTGAAGTTGTTGATATTTGGTCGAAACAACTTGCTCCTTACAATCTTGCAAAGCCTTATTTCTTCCTTTAGTAGCTTTTGTTGGCTCTTACCTAACTGCACAACAATTAGTTGATGATCTTAACGAACAATTGATTCCTGCTGTTGATGGTATTGAATTTTATGTTCATGTTGATGCTGGTGATGAAACTATCGGTGTTAGGTCTGTTTGGGCTTATGGAAGTTCCTCCTCTATTGAATTCATTTCAGTAACAGATAGCTTGTATGGTCCTTCTAGTCCAGTAGGTCTTGGCATTAGCATGGAAGAAGCAAAAACTTATGGCACAAATACCAAGTTCCCAACTAGTGATCCTTACTTGCCATCTGGTACTTATAACTTTGATGGCTATTCAGATCAATATTTGGAAGTTGTAATTACTGGTACTGATAATCCTAACATTGATAATGTTGTGCAAGTAATTTCTATGCTACCACTCTTGAATTCTGGTGATTTAAGTATTGCACAAGTTGTAACAGCAATTAACAATCAGATTATTCTTTTGCCAGGTGGTTTTGAAGCTTATGCACAAGGCGATTCTTTAGGATTTAGGACACTTGCTAGCGGTAGAGATTCAAAAATTCTTGTAAAAACAGTTAACTTCCCTGCTGCTAGTGTATTCTTTGGATTTGATGGATTAACTGGAATTGGTGTAACCCTTTCTGGTTCTTCTAGCGATACAGCTAACATTGATACTTATGGTAGAGTAACAGGTGTTTCTACAACAACTGATATTTCTATGACAATTACAGCAGATTCTGCTGGTATTGAAGGAAATTACACATCAGTATTAATTGAAAATGATATTGAAACTGGAAACTTCAACATGCGAGTTTTCAACAAAGGTGTTCAAGTAGAAGCTTGGGGTCAACTTTCTAAAGCTGTAGGAAGTCGCTATTATGTAGAAACTTACTTGCAACTTGTTAGCGATTATGTAAGGTGCATTGACAATACTTTAGTTGCAGCACCTCCTGCTAACAATGGACCTAATGGATCACAGCTTAGTGGTGGCACAGATGGTATTCCTGCTGATCCTGATGCACAAGATGATTTGCTAATTGGATCAAGAGTTGGCTTTACTGGCTTGTATTCTCTTAGTGAACCAGAACAACTTGAAATTGATATTGTAATGATACCTGGCCACTCTTCTACAAGAGTTATGCAAGCTTTAATTGGAATGGTTCAAGATAGGGGTGATTGCATGGCAATCATTGATCCTCCATTCGGCTTGACTGTAAGAGAAATTATTCAATGGTCTAATGGTGTTCATCCTTTGAACAGCTATCCGCTAAATACTGACTTTGCTGCACTTTACTGGCCTTGGCTTAGTATTACAGACATTGACAACAGTATTGATGTTTGGGTTCCACCTTCTGGTAGCGTTGCTGGTGCTTATGCAAGGAGTGATAATCTTGCATTCCCATGGTACGCTCCTGCTGGTCTTGAAAGAGGCTTGCTAACTGCTGTTAACGATGTTTACAATCGTCCAACATTAGCAGAGCGTGATTCTATGTACGGAAATGGCAACGCAATCAATCCTATTGTTTCTTTTGCTGATTCTTTTGGATTTGTGATCTTTGGACAAAAAACTCTTCAAAGAAGGCCAACTGCTCTTGATCGTGTCAATGTAAGAAGAATGCTCTTCTATATTGAAAAACAAATCAAAACTCAATCTAGAAGGTTGTTGTTTGAGCCAAACGATGATACCACAAGGCAAAATTTCATAGATTTAGCAAAAGGTGTATTAGATTCAGTAACAGTTAATCGTGGTATTACTGATTACAATATTCAATGTGATACTGTTTTGAACACACCTGATGTAATTGATCGAAATGAATTAAGAGCTAAAATTGGCGTGATTCCAACTAAAGCTGTTGAATTTATATTTATAGAATTCACAATTTTAAGAACTGGTGCTTTAAGTTAAGTTAATAATTAAAAATTTAAGACAAGGAGAATTAAAAAATGGCAATTAATATGGGTTTGGATAAACTAGGATATAATTCCTCAGTTTTCAAAAGAAAATTTAGATGGACTATGGAATTCCAAAATGTTTGTTATGCTGGAATTACTATTCCCCCATCTTATGTTAAGTCTGGTAACAGACCAAGTATTACAATTGCAGAACAAGAAATCAATTACTTGAACGGCAAAATGTATATTCCTGGCAAAGCTGATCTTGAAGCTGCTGAATTTGTCTACTATGATGTTGCAAGTGCTGATGCAGCACAAGCTATTGCTCCATTATTTGTATGGCTTTCAACAGTTTACGATATTACAAATGCAAAACAGTTGAGGCAATCTTCTCGTATGGGCGGTGCTGCTGGAAGTTATAGTGCTCAAAGAGGAGTATTGGTTATGTATGATGGTTGCGGAGCACCAATTGATTCATTCACTTATCTCGATCCTTGGCCAACAAATATTAATTTTGGTGATCTTGATTATTCAAATAACGAAGAATGTACAATTACACTTTCTATTAGGTACAGAAACTTCGAGTATCAAACTCTTGGAAAATGTGCCCCTGACTTTGAACCTCTTTGTGGTGGTTGCTATAATTAAT